TACCAAGAGATGCTTGAGTATAATCGCAAGCACGGCACTGGTAACGACGAGGATGTTAAAGATATCTACGAGGAAGCCTATAAGGCGTTGCTTGAGTACAAAGATATCTATGGTAAGGATTACGAGGGTGTTGTGCTCACCAACTCTACGAACTACAAACCCGAGACTGGTTCTTGGGATACGGAAAAGATTTCTGGAACCAACCCCAACAATCAGCCCAAAGAAGAACCCAAGAAAGAGGAGCCGAAAAAGGAAGAACCCAAAAACACTGCTCCGTCCCTGTCTAAGGGTTCGACTATTACCGTCAAGAAATCTGCGACACACTTTGGCTCGAAGAGTAATGGTGTGCGTATGGCTTCGTTCGTCCCCGGCGGTTCATACACCGTATATCAGACAAGCGGTAATCAGGTGCTTATTGGCAGAAACGGCGTTTACACCGGCTGGATTAACAAATCCGATATCGTTGGATACGCCAAGGGTACGAAGAACGCTACGGCAGGTCTTCACAGTCTGGATGAGCTTGGCTCTGAATACCTGTTCACATCTACGGATGGCAACAAGTACCGTGTGCTGAGTAGCGGTGACAAGGTGCTGAACGCAAGAGCGACAGACTTCCTGTACGAGTTCGCAAATGGTGGTGGAGAAATCTTGGAAAAGATTATCAAATCCGCTATGGGTACGAGCCTGTTTGACAAAATTGCGCCTTCGATTACGAATAACGAAATCAATATGGGCGACATTGTTATCCAGGGTAATGCGGGAAGTAAGACGGTCTCTGAAATCCGTAGAGAACAGCGCGACTCTATCTCGTATATGTTAAAAGAACTGAATAGGCTGAACAAGGCTTAAAAGCTCCCTACACAGGGAGCTTTACTTATTGAAAGGAAGCGTTGCCATATGAATTTACCAACTGAATCTGGGATATATCTAATTACTAATTCTGTCACTGGTTCTCAATATGTCGGTAAGTCGGTAAATATTCATCGTAGAGTTTTACAACACTTCTGTCAACTCAACAGTGGAAATCATTATAACACCTATTTGCAACGCGCCTGGGATAAGTATGGCAACGGCGCCTTTGATGTATCAGTTTTGGAATTGTGTGACAAATCCGAGCTCGACAATAAAGAAGTAATGTATATAGAAAAGTATGATACATATCACAATGGATATAACCTTACTCTCGGAGGCGACGGCGGTCACGGAGTGATTGTTTCTGATGAAACAAGACAGAAGCTTCGACTTGCAAGGTCTGCCACATGGAGGTCTGTCGTACTATTGAACACCGGAGATGTGTTTGAGTGTGTTGCCGATGCGGCTCGCCAATATCACACAGACTCCTCATCTATTACTATGTGTTGCAACCATATACGCAGATATGCTGGTGTATTTGATAATCAAAAACTGGTTTGGTCATATTACGACGACTATATCAAGTTTTCTAAAGATGATATCCGTACTTTGATATTACAAGCTGAAATCCAAAATAAGGGTGGGTATTGCAAACAAGCTAAAGGTGTTGTGTTGTTGAATACAGGAGAAGTTTTTGACTGCGTTACAACCGCCGCAGAGCACTTCTCTATATCGCCCTCTCAAATATCAAGAGTGTGCGTTGGCAAAGGATTACGAGCTGGAACAATGCCAGATGGTACGCCGATGGTCTGGCGTCACTACTCTGATTACGAGCGTATGAGTGCTTCCGATATCGACTTAGCTATTGATAGTGCTATGTCTGCAAATAAAGGCAGTCAACACTTCAATTCAAAGCGAGTCTTATTAACTAATACGGGAGAGGTTTTTGAGAGCATTAGCGACGCAAGCCGTATTTATGGGGTATCTGTGAAAGGTATTTCTGCGTGTTGCACCGGCAAAAAGAAGTCGTGCGGCAAATTAGACGGAGTCAAAATGGTCTGGCAGCATTGCTAAATTCGTAGAGCACAGAGAGACAATCTCACAGAAATGCTCAAGAGCTTGAACAAGCTCAACAAATAATGTACCAAGCGTGGCTCCCACACTCCGTGGGAGCCCGCTTTGTTATGGTACACCCTTTACGGCTACAAGTAAGCCGTACCAAAATTTTACTATGAAATCTATACAGAAAGGAGCGTGATGAGATGGCTGATATTTATGGTTCCCACTTTGAGTACGGCGGCATTTCTTCCCGACAGCATAGCCTGATTATTGCCAATGTTGACACTGGTCGAATGGCTCAGCTCGGCGGTACCAAAGAAGGCGTGACAATTTTCAGCAAGAGCGCAAAGAAGCGATATTTGGTTGATGATGATTATACCAACTCTCCTATTTCTTTCGATATTGAAATCGTTACGGAGAATGGCAGACGCCTTGAGTTAGTAGAACGCAGACAAATCGAAAAGTGGCTTTTCAACCATCGTACCTATCGCAAGCTGTATCTGGATATTGCAGATGATGAGCTCGGTGAGACCTACGAGTATGTTGACGGAAAACGCCTTCGTAATTATCTGAACTGCAGGCTCATCAACCCAGAGAAGCTTGAGTATCAGGGTGGTGTTGTTGGCTATAAGGTAACACTCGAAGCTGATAGCAGTATGTATTGGCAAGATGCGACTGTTAAGAAATTCTCTGTCAACAACGGCGCTGCGGATGTTAGTACCGTTATCACTGTCAATGTTGATACAGACCTTGATGAGTACATCTACCCGAAAGTTACTATCAAGATGGGCACAACTGGTGGTGATATCACTATTGCAAATAACTCCGACGACAGCACTCGATTTACGAAGTTCGTTGGCATCGGTGCTTCCGCTACAGTCATTTTGAAGGGCGAGCTTAATTATGTCAGCGGTCAGTATTACGAAAAGTTCTATCAAAGGAACTTCATCAGGCTGCTTGATGGTGAGAATAAACTGATGGTTCTGGGCGATATAGATTCCATCGAATTTGAGTATTCCGCCAGGAGGGTGATGTAAATGATAGTCAGATACAGTACCCTTAGAAATCTGGAGATTCCTAAGTTTACACTCTGCAGCCCAGGCAGTGTTTACAACAACGGTCTCCTTTCCAAGGTGGTTGGTATTCTTGTCGACCACGAGGCAGAGGAAATTGTTTTCAATTTCAACTCTACTTCCGAGTTAAACCTTCGTGTGAATCGTGTAACCAGAGAAGACGCAGAGGACAACGCACATACATATCGTCTCTATAAGTCTATTCAAAACCGCCGTCTTATCTTCGTTGAGGACATCGGATATTTTATGATTACGAGCATCGACGACGGCTATGACGGGACTCTACACTACAAGGATATTAAGGCACAGTCTGTTGATATCGAAATTTCTCAGAAGATGATTCCTTATATCGCCAATGGCACATATCGTTTCAAATCTGACGAGACAGGCACCAACAAGGGTATTCTTGAAACTATCGTTGAGACGCTACCTTTGTGGACTATCGGTTATGTTGATGATGCCGTTGCCAGCAAGTGGCGCACATTCGAGGATGTTGACACCTCACTGAATTGCCTCGCTTTCCTTTTGGAGAATGTGCAGGACGCGTATGAGTGCATCGTTATCTTCGACTGCATTAACCGCACCATCAATGTGTATGCCCAAGACAACTATGTCCAACAGACAAATATCCATATCACTAAGGAAGACCTCATTAACTCTCTGGATATCACAGAGAATGCGGATGACCTCTATACCGCAATCAGCGTTCTCGGTGACGAGAATGTGACTATTTCTGCTATTAACCCGCTCGGCACGAATGTTATCTATAACTTCGACTATTACCTGAGTTGGATGTCTGATGGTCTTGGCGCAAAGGTTAAGGCTTGGCAAGACGCTATCGCAGAACAGATGGAGGAATACTACAAACTGAACCTGCAGTATTACGAACAGCTCGCTTTGGCTGCAAATTTACAGCTTGAGTTTGAGAAGCTCGCTGCACAGTTGAAGATGTATAACCGTTGTCGTGACAATATTGTAGCCGAGTCCGACACCACCCTTGTCGGCAATTACAATACGGTCATCATCGAAAATGGTGGTACCGCTATCACTGTGTATGAAGAAATTGCAGATACATTAGCCTGCATCGACAACCTTATCGACGAGTGCGAAAGTCAGCAAGACAATGTCACGGCAGAACTGGATAAGGTCAATGTATATCTGGTTATGTATAAAACCGATATCACAAAGATTCAGCAGGCGCTGTCAATCACGGACTACTTTACCGAGGAAGAATATACAGAGCTTTGTCACTACATCTTTGAGGGCAGTTACACCGACGAGTATGTCACTATCACAGATATTATGACATATGAGGAAAAATTCGCACAGATGAAGATTTTGTACGACAGAGCCAAGGGGCGTCTTGAGCGGGTATCGCAACCCACGCAGGAATTTAGTGTTGATGTTGAAAACTTCATCTTCATCAAAGAGTTTGCCCAGTGGAGTGAACAGCTTGAGACAGGATGTCTTATCAATGTCGAACTTGATACAAACGACATCGCACTGTTGTTCTTATCGAACATCACAATTAACTATGACGACCGCTCGCTGAGTATGACATTCGGCAATCGGTTTAATAAGTTTGACCCCAAGTCTTTGTTTGACAATATGCTCGGAGATATCTCAAAGTCTGCCAACACGCTGAATTTCATTAAGGAAATTTTGTACCCGATTAAGAACGGTGAATTCAACTCTATGAAAGAGGCTCTGCAGACATCTCGTAATCTGACTATGAGCGCCGTTCTGTCTTCGACAAACGAGGAAGTCCTCATTGACGGCTCTGGCTACACAAGCCGAAAACTCCTCGATGACGGTACATACGACCCAAGACAGGTTAAGATAACCGGCAGGACATTGGTCTTTACCGATGACGCTTGGGACACCTGTAAAGCTGCAATCGGCGAGTTGATTCTTGGCGACGGCAGTGTCGCCTACGGTGTTAATGCTGAGACCATCATCGGTGACTTGATTGTAGGTCATAACTTGGTAATCAAGAACTCCGATGGCGAGGAATTGTTTACGGTGCTTGACGACAGAGTAACCTCCACGGTCAAGGGTGCTATCGATGGCGATGAAAATGGCTTAATGCCGGATGGCTCAAAGAGTATCTCCACTATGATTTCTGAGGTCAATCAAACTGCACAGAACTTCAGCATTGTTATAAGCAAAATCGCTACCGAGAACGAAGACGGAACATATTCTGTGCATTCCGTAACCACACAAACCGGATACACATTTAACCAAGATGGTCTAACCATCTACAAGAGTGGCGAAGACATTAAAAACTTGTTAGACAACAAGGGTATGTCTGTGTCCCGTATTGTTGGTTCCGAAGAAGAAGCAATTTTAACGGCAGACACCAATGGTGTTGATGCCATCAACTTAACAGCAAGACAGTACCTTATTGTCGGCAGCAATAGCCGTTTCGAGAACTACGATAACGGAACAGACAGCCATCGTACAGCTTGCTTCTATATTGGAGAAT